GTTGGGTCCAACGTGAGTTGTTGGATCTGATTCTTAACCAGGCAACTCAGATCCCGAGAGGGATTGCGGATCTCGGTAGACAGTTGCTCCGGACTCCCATGCAATGGGAGGATGATGGCCCGGTTGTTTACCAGGAGCGTGGGCAATTGATGGGAAACTTGATCAGCTTCCCCCTCCTCTGTCTTGTTAATTACTTGGCATTCAGGTATTTTTCAGGATCGAGTGGACCCGTGCGCATCAACGGGGACGATATTGTGTTCCGCGGCACTCCGGCGGAATACGATCGTTGGAGGGAGGGGGTTGGTCGATCCGGTCTAGTCCTTTCACCCGGGAAGACGATGGTTGATCGTCGTTACTTTTCACTTAACAGCGCTCTCTTCAAGGCGTCTGATCGAAGAGTTAGTACCATACCTTGTATCCGCTCCGCCGCTTTCGGTCTTCGGACCGATTGTGGTGGTGTGGAAACTCTGCGGGGGAGGTACGGCTCGTTTTGCCCTGGATTTTTCGGTTCCAGGCGATCGTTGCTGCGAATTGAGTTCTTAAAGTGGAATGCTAAGTACATCCTATCTTCGGATAGGTCTGTTTCCCGTGGACTAGGTCTTCCTGTCTACCGTCATGAGCTTATTCATAGCCACCTTTGGGACCGAGAGGCGCATTACCTCTCGATGGAGTCCGAAAGGCCTCTTCCTGTTTCGAAAGGGCATTTGGAGCAGGATAAGGTCCCTGAGGGTTGGGAGCTACTTGAGGTGGGCAAGTTGACAAAGAAGATGCGTGAGAACCTCCGATTGATCGGGCCTGAGTTTATAGCTTGTGCCTGGTCAGACCCTAAAAGGGTTGGGGGGTTGGACAAATTCGATTACAAGGCTGAGGTTGTTCGGACGGGTTCCGGTCCGTTCCTCGGCCATTGCAGGAGGCCGCTAAGGTGCTTGGCTGCCTTACTGGGATTGTCTCCGGCTAATACTCGGCGCTACCTCACTCCTAAGGTGAGGCGTCCGGTAGAGTATTGGTGGAAACGTAATCGAATTCGGGTGTGGCAACCAGTCAGTCCGGTTTGTCCGGTTACTGAATCGCGCACGGAGATCGGGGTGAATATGGGTTTGGATGAGTGTCCTGTCTGTTACGAAGCCTCGGCAACTCGTGTGACCACTTGTGATCATACGTTTTGTCGGGTGTGTTCAGAGGCTTGGTTTGTACACGAAAAGACACCTTGCCCCTGTTGTCGAGTCGAGGTTAATCCTCCTCTTGGCCGTTTCAGTCATGTCCCTCCTCCGGACCTTGTCTCCAGTATCGTGGTGGCACAATCTACGGATTACACCGACCTCGGTACACAGTTGGCGGCCGTTCATTCGGTAGCTGGCGAGGGCTTCGGGCCCCACAGCAGTGAAACTGCTGCGTTGGGAAGACGGATCTTCCGGGATTCCATCGCTTTCGTGAGTGGTGGTTTCTTGGACGATTG